ATGACCAAGCAACGTCGTTCCTTTACGCCCGAGTTCAAACGCGAAGCTGCCAGTCTGGTGCTCGACCAGGGCTACAGCCATATCGAAGCAGCCCGTTCGCTTGGGCTGGTGGAGTCGGCCCTGCGTCGATGGGTTAACCAGCTTCAGGAAGAGCGAAACGGTGTGACTCCGACCAGTAAAGCGCTGACGCCCGAACAGCAGAAAATCCAGGAGCTGGAAGCTCGGATCAATCGCCTGGAACGGGAAAAAAGTATATTAAAAAAGGCCACCGCGCTCTTGATGGCCGAGGAACACGAGCGTTCGCGTTAATTGATCAGCTTCGTTCTGAAGAGCCTGTTGATCTGTTGTGCTCGGTATTCGAAGTCACCCGATCCTGCTATTACGCGCACTGTCGCAAGCACCGATCTCCAGACGTTAAGCGGCTGATTTTGCGCAGCCGCGTGAATGAGCTGTTCACCCAAAGCCGCAGCGCGGCGGGCAGCCGAAGCATCATGTTCATGATGCGCGAGGACGGCATAGCGATTGGGCGATTCAAGGTGCGCAAGCTGATGAGCGAGATGAAGTTGATCAGCAAGCAACCCGGCTCACATGCCTACAAAAAGGCGACGGTGGAGCGGCCTGATATCCCGAACGTGCTGGATAGAGAGTTCGCCGTGTCGGCACCAAATGAGGTCTGGTGCGGGGACATCACGTATGTCTGGGCTCAGGGTCGCTGGCACTATGTGGCGGCCGTGATCGATCTGTTCACCCGCCGCGTGGTGGGCTGGGCGTTTTCATCGAAGCCAGATGCCGACCTGGTGATCAAGGCCTTGGACATGGCCTATGAACAGCGTGGCCGGCCTCAGAATGTACTGTTTCACAGCGACCAAGGAAGCCAATACAGCAGCCGAAGCTTCCGTCAGCGGCTGTGGCGTTATCGCTTCAAGCAGAGCATGAGTCGGCGTGGAAACTGCCACGATAATGCACCGATGGAACGGTTGTTTCGCAGCCTGAAAACGGAATGGGTACCGACCGTGGGTTATATGAGTGCTTCGCTGGCACAGCAGGATATTGGTCGGTTTCTGATGCAGCGCTACAACTGGCAGCGACCGCATCAGTTCAACAGCGGTCTGGCGCCCGCTGTTGCCGAAGAAAAACTTAACGCAGTGTCCGGGATTAGTTGACCACTACAGTAGCAATCACAGAGTCGTTCGAGCGCGAAGCCATCGGCTTCGGTCAGCACACCCATGCGATCCAGCAAGACCGTGAGTCGCCCCCATGCGACCTGGCCTTCACTGCTCAAATGCCCTGGCGCGCTGGGGATACGCTTCGCAGGCTTGGGTTCGTTCTTGTTGATCGGACGCTTACCAGGATTCCCTCTGACAAGCTTCAGCTCCGTCGGAGTGGGTCGTCTCCCGGCCATTATTTGCTCCCAAAAAAAAACATTTCATTTCGCGGCTTTGCACAAAGAGGGGGGCGAACGGTCAGGAAAGGCTTCGCAAAAAACTTTTTACCCCCCCTACCCCTGGGAAGACCGCTTGACTGGGCCTGTGAGGGCTCAGGAGGGCCGATTCCAGTGGTGCCGTGGGTCCAGAGGCCTGCCGCTGACGTCGCAGCCAACCTCGCGCCCTGACTTCTCCAAGCGCTGCTTGTAGGAGCTGTGGCAGTTGGTGCATAGCGATTGCCAGTTGCTGCGATCCCAGAACAGGGACATGTCACCGCGGTGTGGCTTGATGTGGTCAACGACGGTGGCAGGCTTCACGAAACCATCTTTATGGCATCGGATACACAATGGATGGCTGCGTAACCAACCTTCGCGAGCCTGCTGCCAGCGATAACCGTATGGCTTCGGCTTTTTGCCTGCGTCTGGGAGAGACATGCGTTAGCCCTGCGCCTTGCGGGACAGGAACAGATCGGAGTATCCCCGCAGCTTCTCCACACCCATGAAGCCAACAGCACCACCGGCGAAGGTTGCCATGCCCTGCGGCAAGCCCATCCATTCGAGCAGCGGCACCAGGGCCAGGGTGATGAGGCCGCACAGGGCGCCCTCCAGGAACATCTGTCGGCGAGTACCGCCGCCGTACACAACGCGCAACGCGGCGATACCAACGGACAGGCCAGCAGCATAAAGCTGCGGCTGGTGGGCAATCACCCAGGCAATCAGTGCGGCCCACAGGCCAGGGTCCTTCTCGGGCATGTTCGGCATCTCGATTCCTCCCTTATTGGGAGCAGAATAAAAAAAGCCCCGCAAGTGCGGGGCTACTGAAATGGGGGGTGGGTCAGTTTTTGATTAGGACTTTTGAAGGGTCCAGGATCTGAGTCAGACGCTCTACCATCTTGGAATGCACTTCGCTAAAAGCACCAGACGTCACTTCTGCAACGCTCAAAAGTACCTGATCTCCTTCATTGAGCTTGAACAGATACCCACCTTCGACAAACTCTACGCTTACGGGGAAAACATAGGTCGTCCGGGAGTAACAGTCCTCAGAGACGAGTGTCAGCGCAATTGAGAACGAAACAACACCACCGAGTGAAGACATTTGCGTCCAGGGTTTTTCCTCGAACGCATTGCGCTCACCTACACCTAAACGAACGTAATAATCGCCTGGCTTCCCTTCAGGATTATTCCAGCGAGGCGATGGCAGCCCTAGGTAACTCCCGAAGCTGTCCGACAATCCCGCTGCCGCCTTGGAAAGAAGGTAAACCTGCTTAGCCAGCGCTGCTTCTCGGTTCTCATATCGATTTTGAAGATCCGTATAAATGCTCATATCCAGCTCCTTTGAAGAGACTGGCACGATGCCATAAGCGGGCAAAATGAAAAAGCCTGACTCAAGGGCCGGGCTCTGGATAAATAGCCAGCTATGAGACTAAATGGCATAAAGCTACTATCAGCGATCAATCGACGCTAAAGGGCTTCAGATGCGAGTTGATATTTTCCGAGCTCTTGATCGAGTGCTGATAGTGAAAGATGGTGAAGGAATCCCGAGGATATCGGGAGCAGGGTCCGAATTCTTGGATGGCTTGGCGTTTGAACGCCAAGTGGATTTCACCAAGCTACCAACTGGGCTCAATAGCGCCCAGGTGAAGCAGTCCTTGGATGAGCGAGGTTTTTATGCGGCCCGACAGTCAGCGACCATCACTGAGGTTGAGATTCAAGACTGACCTCAGAAAGGAAAACCCCGACTAAATTGTCGGGGTTTCTCAGTGTCGTGATGCGTTGCAAGCTGGACACGCTGCTATGAAAACAGGTGTTTATCCGCCCGCATAGAGTTTTTCACGCAGCCTCTCGAATTTCTTCCAGTGCGCAATCGATCCAGGCGACACCCGCCTTGATGATCTCGCGGGCTTTCCGCTCCGACATCCCCGCGCCGCTTCCAACGCGCATTGCCGGCTGCTTTGCCCCGAAGTAGAACCAAATGAAGTCGCCCATCTGCTGGTTTCGCTTCGTCAGGCGGGCCACGGCGCCGTCGACTATCAGTGCTAGGTCATCGGTCACCATGTACTGCTTAGTACCACCTTCAGACGGCACGTTGTCGCGCATCAAGGCGAACAGCGGAGAGACGTACCGAGGCACGCCCATTCCATCCATCCGCCACCAGCCCCATTGCTCCAGCAGGTACTCAGTGTCGCCCAGGGGTTTGTCCAGGTAAGTGCGTTTCTTCATGCAGCCCTCCGAGGCGTTGGGTCGGTGTCCAGGCCAAACAGCTCGCAGAGGAGCTTGAAGGCGTGCTTGTTCTTGGCGCCGCCTTGGATGATCCAGGCTTTGGCGAACTGCTCGAAGCCTTGGTTGGCTCGAGAGGCGTGCCAGTCGGCGACGATGTCCATCAGTGCGGCCGATCCGATACGGCCATTGGTTTGGTCTAGCAGTAGGCGGTTGCCCTTCTTCAGGAACTCTCGCTCGATTGGGGTCAGATTCTTGCGCGGCATGGCCGCTGTGACGTTACTCATGGCCAGCTCCTGGCTTGTTTTCGTGAATTTGCATCCTCCCTTGGGATGGATGCTGTGAGGTGCTGAAACCAGCGTTGTTACTGGCGCCAACGATCGCAGGATGGTTTTTCTGTCCCGTGAATGTCCCGGCGTGAAGAGCGTTGAAACCTTGCTGATCGAGCTGCTGATGCCAGGCCTCCAGGGCGCGACGCTTCAGGCCCTCGGCGGTGGTATGAATGTAGGTGGCATCCAGATCCTTCATGGCGTGGTTCAGCAGCAGCTCGCCCACCATGTAGTCGACCCCAAGATCGGTCCACGCCGTGCGGGCTACCTTGCGCAGGTCATGGCTCGACCATTCACCCTTGGCCAGATCGGTGAACAGGGTGTTGGCTTTGCTCGGGCTCAGCGGCGCGCTGTGGCTGCCGGGGAATAGTAGTGGGCCGGTATAGCCCCGAGCGGCCTGCAAGCACTGGTATCGGCGCAGCAGAGCGCAGGCCTGGTTGGTCAGTGGCAGCGTGTGCTCGGCCTTGGTCTTGGTATCGCCCGCGGGGATGAACCAGCGCCCCGCCTCGAGGTTTACGTTACGCCAGCGCGCCAGCCGGGTCTCACCCAGTCGCGAGCCGTGGCACAGCATCATCAAGGCCAGCATGCAGCCCGCCGGCTCGACTTCGAAGCGTTCGGCCAGCAACCCGAGCAGACCTGGTACGTCGTCTCCGCGCAGGCGGGCAGGCTTAGGCCTGATCCGGGTCCGCACAAAGTCGGTGAACTTCAAGGCTGCCATCGGGTTGGTCGGCAGCAGTTCCAGGCGCAAGGCCTGACGGAACGACACGGAGAGCACGCCATAAACCGACCGCACAAACGACAAGGCATAGCGCTCCTGCATCGGCCACATCAGGTGCTGGTCGATCATCTGCTTGCTGACCTCGCCCAGCAGTAGTTCGCCCAGGCGCGGCACCAGGTGGCGATCCAAGGCAGACTTGGCGCTAGCCTTGCGTTTGGCCGAAAGCCCGCGGTCACGGTTCATCCGGTCTCGGTACCACGCCAACACATCGCCTACCGTCGTCCAACTGGTGGTGGTGGACTTGGCGTGCGCGTCGGCAGCCCGCCGCGCCAGGATCGCCGGCAGCGTTGCCAGCATGGTCTTGGCGTTGATCCCTGGGTAATCGCCAGCCTTCCCCCAGCGCTGGCGGAACACGACGTGCCAAGCGCCCCGGGAGCGATCGGTGGTCGAATAACGGAACCGTAGCTCGCGGTGGCGGGTGTCCCGTAGCTGGCGAGCAGTTCCCGCAGCGTGCCGGCGGATCTCTGCATCGCTGATGGTGACGGTCAAAGTTTTAGAACCGCTCATGGGCACCTCCCTTGTAGCGGCTGGCATAGCTACCTCGCGCCATCTCAACTTCATCGTCGGTGGGCAAGCGGTTGCCTGCGAAATTCGCGAATCGACCAAACTGGCCCTCCTGCTGGAGAACACAGCTCCCCACGCGGGCATGTCGGCATTTGGTCATCAGGATCTCGGTCAGGCCGTTCTGCCCCTCCTCCGTGTCCATGTCGCGGTGAACCATCAGGATGCAGCTGGCGTCGGCCTCGATCTCCCCTGAATCGCGCAGGTCGCTCGACTGGGGCTTCTTCCCGGGGCGCTTGGTCGAGTCGCGATTGAGCTGCGCCAGCTCTATGACGGGAATGCCCATTTCCTTGGCCAGCTGCAGGAGCGCTTTGCTGATCTTTCCGACTTCCTCGCTCCGGGTGCGGCCTTGACGCTCGCTTCGCACCAGCCCCAAGTAATCGACCACGACGCCGGCGAGCCCGTGCTCACGCTGGCAGCGCCTAGCGGTCGCGCGGATGCTGGCCGGGGTCTGAACTGGCTCATCGCAGACGAACAGCGGCGCCTCAAGCGCAATGGCCACGGCGCCAGACATCCTTGACCAGTCGTCATCCCGCATTTTCACCGGATCGTCCAGCTTGCGCAGATCCACACCGCCCAACGACGCGATAGCCCGCAGACCAAGCTCCTCGCCCGGCATCTCAATGGAAAACACCAGCCAGGGCTTACGCTCCTTGATCGCGTTGTGCTGAGCAATTTGCAGCGCCAGCGTGGTCTTGCCACTACCAGGCAGGCCGGCAACGACCGTGACCTTCTTCGGCCGAATGCCCTGCATCAGGTCGTCCAGATCAGCAAGCCCTGTCGATGGCCACTTGGGTGCAACACCGCGATGCTTCTCATCCACGAGATCAGCGGCATCACCCATCCACTGATCCAGTCTCTTGAAGCCTTTCGCCTCTCCGTCGAGGCTACGCAGATCGGCCATGGCCTGCTGCGAGGCGGCGATCACCTCCGCGGTTGGCGCACCGCTCTGCACCAGCTCCTGCGCCTGGCCCGCGATGTCCAGAATGCGGCGGATCACCCCCCACTCCTTGACATGCTTGGCGTAGGTCCGCCAGTTGGCTATCGACGGCACGTTGTTCGTGATCTCGGCCGCGTAGGCCATGGTGAACTGGCCGCTGGGCAGAGAGCGCTGAATCGAGCCTATGGTGACTGGGTCAACCGGCACACCCTGGTCATGGATACCCAGGATCACCTCAAACAGCGCCGCGTTGTCGGCGTGGTAGAAGTCGCCCGATTCCATTTGGCCGAGAATGTCCTCAACCAAGCCGGCGTCCTGTTGCAGGGAGGCCTGCATGACCGCCCCCAAGACGCCGTGCTCAGCCTCGATGCTGAACAGCTCCCTCATGCGCAGGCCCTCATCGAGGACCAGGTAAAGCCAACGAGCTCACCGCCGTTTTGCCGTAGCCGGTCAAGCGCGCGATCGCCGATGTAGGCCTTCAGGCCATCGGGGCCGAGGTTGCTGATCAGGACGGTGGGCAGTACAGCCTGATACCGGCGGTCGATGATGTTATGCAACAGGCCCAGCTCGTACTCGCTGCCCTTCTGGCACCCGACCTCATCAACGACCAGCAGATCAAGGCCGCCCAGGTGCAGCACCACGTCGCGGTCGGTGTACCCCGAACCCGGCACCATCGAAGCTCGGGCGATGCTGACGATATCGCCGGTCGGGATGATCAGCGCACGGCAGTGGTCGGCAACCACTGTGCGCACAATTGCGCTTGCCAGGTGGGTCTTGCCGCAGCCGACGTTACCGGTCAGCAGCAGGGAGCGACCGGCGCGGAAGTTCTGGGGAAATTGCTCAGCGTAGTCACGGCAGGCTTCCAGCGCGTGGACCTGGGAACTACCAGCCCCAGTGCTGAATGAGTCGAAGGTCGCGCCAGCGAATCGCGGGGTGATCCCGGCGCCGATCAGCGCGGCCATGGTTTCCTCAGCCTTGCGCTGGGCGCTGGCCAAGGCATGCTCCACCGAATCCCGCGGCGAGGCATGCAGAGTCTCCCAGGCACAGCGCTTGCAGTCGCGCGCCAGCATCGAGCCGTCCAGTTGCTCAACTTCGCTCATGTCGACCTGGCCGTGAATGGCACACTCGCCGGAGAAGATGCGCATGGCTGGGCGACGGTGGAACAGATCAGAAATTCGAACGGCCATCTTGGCTCTCCTGGTACATATCGGGGGTGTGCTGAGGCAGGTTGCTGAAGGCCGACGGCTTACCATTCTTGGCGCCAGCACCCGGTAACACTGAATCCGGGTACACGTCGCTCCAGCTGCTGGTGGTGGACTTATCCAGCACCGCATCGGGATCTGGATGGCTGGCCAGCTTCTTGGCAATCAACTCGCAAGCCCTCGGGGTCAACGGTGCGCGCTTTTCCTTCCGCATTTCACAGAAGTCGGCCCAGGCCTTTTCCGACGCGTTTGCGGGTTTGGCGGTCAGTGGGTCGAACTTCCCAGCCTTCACCCTTCCAGCACCCGCAGGGTTTTCAATACTTGCTGGCTTTTTCAGTCCTTGCTTACCTTCAATACTTACTAGTGTCGGATTTGCCGTATGCGGTCCAGCCGGAAGCGGTTCAGCCGTATACGGTGAATCCGGAAGCGGTGATTCAGACACCAGGTAAGTGACTTCGCCGAGCACGCCCGACTCACTCCGAGGCTGCTCACGACGCACGTATCCGGCGCTGATCAGTTCGTCCAGTAGCCCGTAAATACCGTCTCGGCCGGTCGGCTTCGCTGAGCCCGCCGTCTCGCCTCGCAGGTGCGCGGGAGACACCTTCCAGTGATCAGGCTTGCCAAGCAGGAACACAAGCATTCCTCGAGCACCCCAGCTCAATCGCCAGTCCTCGCTGATTGCCTTGTTCAGCAGGTAGAAGTTTCCCTCTGGGCGAGGGGCGCGAATGATGCTCACAGGTCAAGCCCCTCTGTAACTCTGCGCACAAAGGCTTCGTAGCTCTCACTCATGGCTAACCCCTGGTCTTCCAGCGTCGCCCGGTACGCTTTGGTGGAGCCGTAAAGCACCCAGCGCTCGCGCTCTGGAAAACTTTTGAACTGGGAATAGCTCGGCCAGGGCCCGGCAATGGTCGTAGCGCCAGCGCGCTGCTGTTGCGTCTGGCGGGGGATAGAAAGCCTGTTCAATGCAGAGCCTCCCCATTGATCGTTGTGCGCTTCACAGCGGCTGGTCTCGGGCGCGTGAGCAGTTCACCGGTCTCGATCATCAGATTCCGCACGGCGGTGTCAAAGCGGCGCTTGACGTTGTAACGGTGTCGCTTGGCTTTGGTCATCCGCTCGTAGCTCTGCTCGGTGTAGCGAATAACGCCGTCATAGGCAGGGTCTGAGTAGTCGATGCCATGACGATCTGGGTAAGGCTCGCCGTGGTTACGGAAGTAACGGAAGCACTCGTCCTTGTACTCTTCGCGCAGGCAAGTAACTGCGTGGTGGGCCTTGCAGTGCTCTACGGCCAGTTCCGCCACACGCTCGACGAGCTGCCACTTGGTGAGATTCTTCATGGCTTGACCTTCTGGACCAGGCGGAACCGACCCTCAAAATATGGGTGGGTTGCCTGGGTGGTAGTGACCATCGTGGATTCGGAGACAAAGCGCTTGAAGGCCGCGGTAACCAAGGTCTTGGCCCATACCATGTACTGGCTGCCCATGGCGTCCTCGTGACCGTTGCGGACCATTCCGGCTGGGTTTGGTTGGTGCGGCCAAAGTTTCAAGACGTAGTCAACAACAGGGCCGGATAGCCCATAGCGGTCGCTCATCACGGCTTTAACGCCAGTCAGCGACAGGCAGTTTTGTGGGCAGTAGTCCCAAACGTGGAACCGGCCCAAGTCCTCGACCTTCTGCTCGATCCGCTCCAGCGCCACCTGCTGCTCCCGCTGCTGACGCTCGACCGCCACTAAGTGGTTAGCGTTGGCTGCGGTGATCTCGGCCTGCGTCATCGGGCGACCGGCTTGGCTCTCCAACTCTTGCCAGCGGTCCACAAGAGCTGCGGTGAACTCTGGCGAGAGCTGTGCGACCACGACGAAGCTGTCGCGCTTGTTGACCAGGTACTCAGTGACGACGACACCATTAGCCGCCCTCGCCCCATCCTGCAACGCAGGTTGGGAAATTACGCCCTTGGCAACTAGGCGCTCGATTGCGGTTTTCACGTTGTCATGGCGAGACCCGACCAGATCTGCGATCTCTCGCGAAGACATAGTCAGCACGTTGCTGGTGATCAGGTTCATACGCCTTCCCCCTCGCCCACCACCCCATGCGAGGCGCCAAGGTGGCGATGCTGCCAGCAAAAGTTGCCGCTGAAGGTCCGCGCCTGCTCAAGATGTCGCTCGAGCTCCTTGGCTAATTCGTTCTGGTAGCCGCCCAACATCGGAATGATGATGGTACGGACCAGGCTCTCAAGCTTCCGATGCTCCGCGCGGGCGAAATTCATATAGGCCATCGCTTGCGCGTCGAGGATGGCGGGATGCAGCAGATGCCCCTCAATGTGTAGGGATCCCCTGCGAATGCTGACAAGGCTCATGCCGCCACCTCCGTGCCGAATGCGAGCCACTCAGCACTGACGCCGCAGGCACGAGCCAGCTCAGGGAGAAAGCTTGAGCGCTTGGTCTTTCCAGATTCGATCTGCGAAATACTGGTCTGCTCCATGCCGGCGCGAATAGCCAGGTCCGCCTGGCTGAGTGAAGCTGCCTCGCGAGCTAAAAGCAGTCTCTCGCCAAGGGTCTGATGTGGTCCGTTAGCTTCTGGCGCGCCACGTTTCGGTGGTGGCGAATTTCGTGGCGCGGCATGATCTTCCGAAATCTGCCTGAACATATCGATCGCACTGTCGACGCCAGAGAATCCGGTGTCATCGAGGAATTTCGCCAGCCCGGCGAGCGCTTCAGCGTTGCGCCCACCTTCATGCACATGGCTCAGTTGAATAGCGCTAGCCAGGCCTGCCAGCCATACAAGGTGGTCCCTGGCAGCCAGAAGCTGAAACTCAGCTTCTGCCGCCACGTCTGCAACGGTAGGGATTGCCTGGATCATTCGGCACCTCCCGTTTTCAGTGAGTACTGGGCTGCGCGAGTGATAGCTCCAGCAACCTCAGCCAAGAACGCGAGGCTGCGCATCTCGCTGAGGTAAGCGATTTCGCCGTTATTGATCTCTGCTGCGAGACGGTTACCAAGCTGATGAACCCCGTCAGCGAGCTCCGCGGCGAGCGCCAAACCATCCACGACGCTTTGGCCTTCACGAATGCAGAACAGGTGTTCGCCGACCATGTCGAGGCTACCAAACTCAAGCTTGCGCAAGGGCGGGAGTTGCGCCGGGTCATAACCGGTGGTATTTTTTGGGTGCATGAAATCGTCTCCAAATGACGAAGATTCACGAAAGCTCCTTGCAGGGAGCTGGTTAAGGAACCCGGCCGGCAAGCCGGGTTTTTTGTGGGCGAAGGTTTTTCAATCCACCATCCCACAAATCTCAGATATGCAACCCCGGCCATTGGGGTTGCTGTTGCCTACCCTGGACGGGTCGGCGGAATAAAAGATCGCGGGCGCATATCACGCATCCTTGAAAGCGCAACCTGCGCTCGAGTTAGGTTTCAAATCATTCAAGCGGCGACAGCTCGCCATTGGAAGGCCCTCAACAGGACCTGCTTGCAATGAGGATCTACAAAACCGCATTACGATTCCACTCAACTCGTGCGAGTTACTACTTGCACCGGAGTCATATTGTGGTTTGGCATCAGTGCTCGATGGTCTGCGATCCAGACAATTCCCGTAAGGGGGGAAATACACCTGTGAATTCATACAGCACCACGTGTCATACTGGATGAATTCACAGCCACGCGAGTGGAGCTGTGTTGGTGGCGGGTTGCCTGTAGAGTTTCATTCATGGTTGGGGGAGCGATCTTCGGGGCGCGCTTTGGGCGCTTTGGCGAGGTCCACCGGATGTCAGGACGAAGCTCTGAACGAGTGACAGCCCCGTCGGTAGCCTCCTCAATCTGAATAGCCCTTTCGGCAGTGACCGATCGATCACCCGAGACAAGGCGAGACAAGTAAGAAGCGGTCACACCCAGCCGCAGGGCGATGATTTTCTTCCCGCCCCTGGGTAGGGATTCAAGGTATTCGGCCAGGTTCATGGAATTTACCTAATGGTGCATTTTCAGCCTAGCTTACCCAGAAAATGTACCAATTCAAGGTAATTTCCCTCATGGGAAATAAAAGGTACATTTCAGGTATGGAAATCAAAGACGTTCGGCGCCACCGCCTTCACAAGCTCCTTCTCACAATGTTCAGCGGGCGCAAGTCGTCCCTGGCCGAGGCTATTGGCAAGCCTGCCTCCTACGTGTCGAGGCTGTTCTCTGATAACCCCGCGCATTCAAGGAACATTGGAGAATCCATGGCTCGTGAGATCGAGCGCTCGCTAGGGATCGATACCGGGTACCTTGACACCCCCCTCACCAAGCTTGAAGCAGGCGGCGCGTGGGACCCAGCCACTAATCCAGACAAGCTATCGCCAGTGAACATGGATATCCCTGTTCGGCTTGCTCAGAAGATAGAGAGGTACAAGGGCCACGTGGATATACCGGTGATGGATGTCGAGGCCTCTATGGGGCCTGGCTGTCACCCGCCCGATATTGAAGTTGTAGCTAGCTGCATGTCTCTAGAGGTCGAATGGCTACGCCGCACCATCACCATGACTGACCTTTCGAATTTGAGAATCATCACAGGGATGGGCGAGTCCATGGCGCCCACCATCAAGCATGGCGACTTACTTCTGATTGATACCGGAGTGAAATCCGTCACGTATGACGCCGTGTATCTGATCGCTATGAGTACGTCGTTGCTGGTCAAGCGAATTCAGCGTGAACTGGATGGGATTCGCATCGTGTCTGACAATCCACAGTACAAAGAGATTATGGTACCGGCTGACCTGGAAGAGCGCGTTCAGGTGCTCGGGAGAGTGGTATATGCTTGGGGCGGATCAAGGATCTGAACCTGTTGGAAAAGAGCCCGCTTAGACGCGGGCTTTTTTTTGGAAAAAATATTTACCAAAATGATTGACCAAAATTATCCAATTGGTACTCTTTGCCACATCACTTACGGCAAGGAGCACTGTCATGACCGCACCACCTGCATCAATCACACTCGGCAACTGGCAAGGCCTCCTGGGGTGCGGCGCAGCTCCGCGCGAGTTGGAGTGCTTGCTGGCGATCGCAGGTGGTGCATCGGGCAAAGAAGCTGCTCGTGTCTTAGGAATCAGTGAGGATGGCGTTAAAAAACGTCTGATCGCCCTTGGTACGAAATGGGGTGTAACTCGCCGAGCAGCTCTCGTAGCAGAGGCCTTCAAACGAGGCATCATCAGTCCTGCCGCTGTACTCGCCGCGATCATGGCGGTGCATGGGGTTGTGAGTGACGACCAGTTGCTGCGTGTGCGCCGAGGTGGTAACGGCGCAGAGCGGAAGATTGAAAACCGTGTAGCAACCAGGCGCGCCGAGTGCGCGCTGGCAGCAGCGTGACACGACCTGCCTGATCTGAACCATCCCTGATTTTTGCGAAAGCCAACAACGCGGCCGGGTATCGGCTTGCCTGGAGAAAATCGATGAACAGTTACGATTCAAGAACTGCTGACAAATTCGTTGTACGCCTGCCCGACGGTATGCGTGACGACATTCAAGCTGCAGCTGATGCCGATGACCGCTCGATGAACAGCGTTTTCATCAAGGGCATGCGCGAGTACTTGCACGGTCAGCAGCAGAAGCAGGTGCTGCTCGGCGCGCTGGTGCTGGCTGGCAGATTGGCGCCAGCGAACACTTCCGAGTTCGACATTGATGAGCACGTCAAGCTGATGGCCGATGCCAGGCGGTACCGGTGGCTGCGCGACCGGGAGTGCATCGAGGACACCGAAACCGATCTGCTAGTCCTGCGCGGCGACACCCTACTCACCAGCGCGGAGCTGGATCAGGAGATCGACACAGCCATACGCCTGGAACAACTGCAGGTGCAGCAGCCATGAATCAAGCCAGCAAGCCTCGCAATGAGTTTGACGACCTGGGCAGGCGGCTGGTGCGTTTCGGCCAGGCACTGCAGGACAGCACTACCAGCGTGGGAAGGCTCGATCAACTGGCTAGGGAATGCGGCATCACGCTGCGCCTGCGCGCCATCGCCGAGCTGGAGGATGCCAGCCATGCGCACCCTCGCTGATATGGCTCTCTGCCGCGCTCGTGGGCGGATTAACTCAGTGCAGTCCAGAGCTTCCGCCAAGGCGTCTGCGAAGATCACTTCCGCCAGCGCTACGAAGACCAGCGCCGAGATCGTGGTGGATGGCCCGATTAACCACTTCATGTTCCTGGAGGGGCGCAACTGGGCGATTGACCTGGTCGGCTTGCTCCGAGGGTCGCCGGTGGAGGTCGTGATCGAGCGTCTGACCGGTGCGGCGGTCGATCGCCCTGGCAGTTATGTGGCAGGCATCAAGTCGGTGATCGCGGAACTACAGGCAACTGACGCGACAGGTTGGCGAGAAGGCGAGAACCTGACGTGTCAGGCCGGGAGGAAGGAATGAGCGAAGAAACGGAAGTGCTCACGGTCGAAGGTCTGGCCAAGCTGCTTGGTCGGACCGAGGCGTCGATCAGAGAAGGGATTCGCCGCGGAGTGCCGTGGCTGCCCAAGAGCTTCAAGATGGGCAACCGGCACTGCTGGCTAAAGGAAGATGTGCGCAAGTTTCTGCGCGAGTTTCGAGATGGAGTGCACCAGAAACCAGGTGTCGGACGCAAGCGTCAGACACCCCCGTCGCTTCGGGGAGTAGCATGA